CGGACGCCACCGAATTCTTTTTTGTAGTCCTCGGCGGTGTATTCGTCCCGCAGCACTGCGTAGATCAGGCCGTCGAGCCCAATGGTGAACTTGACGGGAGTATCGTAAGGTTGACCGTTAGAAGTCCTGATCATAGTACCACTCCTTGATTGCTTTGGTTATCCGGCGGTCTGTCAACTCACGTTCAATACAGTAACAAAGTATAATCGCATTATTCACATTAATGAAACCGCCATGCGTAGCGACTTCCAAAAACTGAGCAACGCCCAAAAGCTGATCAGCAGAAAGAGAGCCAAGGTTTTCGATGACTTTATCGACGGCGGTCATGGCATGTTCCTCCTTCTTATTCCCAGTTTTCATGCTGTCCACGTGGCAGGCTATACCCGCGCATGATGCGACGTTCCTCGGTCAATTCTTTCAATCTATGCAAATTAAAATTCTTGTCGCGCGAGACCGCCAATTGGACACTGTCGGAAATTTCCTCGAGTTCCTCAAAGAGGGTGCGCTCGCCGGGGATGTGATTGAGATTGCAGATCATGGTAAGGTTTTCCTGTAAGTTGCGGGCTGTGGCTAGGCGAGTTTCGTCACCAGCACGATGAAATGATAGAGCTCTTGTGCGCGAGCCGGGCCGATAACTTCGGCTACTTCCAACGCGAGAAGTTTGTCGGGACCATCCGTGCCCTTGTGTGAAGGAAACTGGTCAAGGAACAAGGCTTTCAGCGGATTAGGGAGAATATCATAGAAGTTCTGGATGACTTCCTTTTGATTTTCTTCCTCCCGGCATTTCTGAAGTTTTGCCGTGAAGGTTGCCATTGAAGCCCGGAAGTCATTGTTAATTGCAGTCATGGTATGGTATCCTCTCATTGTGAACGGTAGGCGATTTGCATCTCCTACCGAAGTTTGGAATCAGGCCAACTTGCAGACAGCCTTGGCAAACTTCCGAAGCACTTTCGCATGATCGGGGCCGAGTGTCTTGGCAACTTCTGCCACCAATTGCTGATTCAAGTGGTTTTCGCCGAAGTTGCCCGCGTAGAAATGGCATTGCTGCAAAAGTTGCGCCTCAGATTCCTTGACCAAATTGGCAAGGAATCTGGCGAAAACTTCGCTAAGCAATTCTTCCCCTTCCCAGATACGCAATTGATGGGCGAATTTTTGCATCGCCCGGAAGAGTTTCGTGGTGCTTTTCGAGTTTTTCATTGTGGTATGGTGTTCTTTCGTTGCTAGATGGCGTCATTATACTTGAGTGTGGCATCTTCGTCCTTGATGACGACCCAGCCTTTCACATTCGGCCAGACACGCTTGCCGCACTCGGGGCAATACATGGGCGGACGATGGTTGATGTGGCAAATCATCGTGCCGCAGCATTGCATGGCGATCAAACGAAAGGGAATGCGCTCAGTGTTCATGGTATTGTATCCTTTGACTGGGCCGAAGGGGTGACGACCGAGTGAATATTCTTGCCCCTTACCCACATCTTACGCCAACCCGATTCGAATGGCAAGTGGTTTTTGCAGGCATTCGGACCATATTGAACAAATCTAACCTGATGACATTAAGCTGGCGAAAGTGAAATGGCGGGTAATTTGGTGAATTCGTTACGTTAGACCCTAAATTAGACCCTATGTTAGACCTTACGTTAGAACCTAAGCTAGTGCCTATCACGTGCCAACTGGTCAAGCAAATTTCGTCCGACCCCCCATGCCTCGTCTTCGGGGTTTCGGGCCAGCTTGTAGGTTGCGAGCCTTACTGTGCACAAGGTTTATTTGCTGGTTCTTAAACCTGCAATCTTTCTCTTAAAGGGGGCCTCTCAGTTTTTTGACCAAAAGGTAAAAAAAAAAAATTATTAAAACTGAAAAGAAAAAGAGTCGGGAATTCGGGAAGACTGCGGAACGGAAAGTTTTTCGCGAAAACCTGCGAGACCTACGAAACTTCCCGATAAGGGTATGGGGGTGATACGGAATTTCATCTGATCAGGTGGCACCTGGTAAGTGCTAACGTAGGGTCTAACATGGGGATAACAATAGGCATTAAACTCGCGAATTGGCACGGCGCGAATGGGCGCGATGGTGGTGGCGTGATTGACATGGTGCTGACCGGGTGGGATATGGTCATGCCGGTCATGGGCGGGGCGTCAATGGCAAGGTCACGTGTTCGGGCATGGTTGTGCCCGGCCCGATGGAAGGGCCTTTCTTGACCCGCGTTTACGCCATGGGCAATTTTCGCCAATGCCGTTTCTGCCCATACCTTTCCCCTCGCACCAAAAGAAAAGGGCGCCACGCTAGCGCCCAATTCTCATTTCGTGTGGTCGCGGTGGTTAGAAATTGGTCGTCGCCTTCGGCGCGGTCGCATAGAAGTCCACCGCCTCTTGATGGAAGTCTCGTCCACCGGCTTCCTTTTCGCGTGCGATAAACGCGGTCACCTCGCTATCGACCCACACGTGCCGCTTGACAATCAACTTGAAGTATTTCGCGGCACGAGGCTCCTTCACCCATTCTTCGGCATTGTGCGCCTTTGTCAAGTCAAGCCCAAGCGCGGTAGAGAAGCGAATGCCCAGATCGAGCTTGGCCTCGGTCAGTGCCCGCTTGGCAATCGGGTCGATTGTCGAGGCGGTGCCACGTTCTTTGCGCACCTTTTCTGGTAATGCTTCACCCGAATGCGCCTTACGTAATTCGATCCGATACGCATCAAGCTTCACCGCGGGTTTGAGCTGGTTCAACTCGTCATTGAAGTAACGCTGAATCCCTTTGCGCATGATTGCCGCGACATAGCTCGGGTGCATCTTTTCAAGATTGATCACCAACGGCGTGCCATCGCACTTTACCGTATAGGTGGCCTCCGTCATAGACATATCAATCGACATTGTATTGGACCTTTCATTGTGTGGCGCGGGATTATGCCATGACGCGAATATATACCCCTCGCAAAGAAAGTCAATCCCTTTGTGGCCCTTCGTGGAAATTTATTTTCCCCTGCCGCCTGCATCAGCAATCCCCGTCCGCAATCGGCTTGTGCCTCATTCCCGTCGTGCCCGCCCCGGGGGGTTCGCTGCATGGGGGGTGTATCGCGCGGGGAGAGGCCCCAAGAATTAGTTACATTATTTTTTACGATATGGCTCTCTAAGAATTAGTTGAGTCAATTTGTAGAGTATGGCAATTAAACCGTGTTTACTGTATGGTGCAAACGGCCCTGCGCTTTCGCCCTTGCCAATCGTCGGTCCCGGTGGTAAAATAGCCGCGAAAGGAACCGTCCACTACATGCACGATTTTACCTCTGATATGTTGGATTTGCGCACGGTTGGGCGGGCGGCAAAACTCACCGTCGGGGATACGCGGGAGTTAGGTGAGGATGAGTTGGCAATCCTCGCCGTGGAACGGGGGAGCAGGGCGCCGGAAATTAAGCGCCTCCGGGAGCGGCACCATGCGTTGGCCAAAATGCTGGCGCAAGGACTGGCTCCCGGCACCGCAGGCCTAATGTGCGGGTATAGTAATTCTCGCGTTAGCGTCCTTCAGGCCGATCGGGCCTTCAAGGAACTAGTTGAGTTCTACCGTGACGTCAATAATGAGCGTTATGTGGAACATAAAGTGGCGCTGGCGGAACTCGGCCTCGATGCAGTGGAGGAAATTCGCGAAAGACTGGAAGATGACCCGGAGGATGTTTCCCTTGGGCAGCTGATGGAAATCGCCAAGATGGCACTGGATCGGAGCGGATTCGGCCCCAGCATGAAGACGGAAGTTGATGTGCGAGTGGGTTTGGCGGATCGCATGACCGAGGCCCGGAAGCGGGTCGCTGCTATGCGAGATATTACACCGATTGAAGGAGTAGCGGAATGAGTTCGTCCACCCACGATGACCTCATCCTAGCCCTAGCGGAATATTCCAACGACCCGTTGGGGTTTGTTCTTTTTGCCTACCCGTGGGGGGAACCGGGCGAACTCGAGGACTACCTCGGCCCGGAACCCTGGCAGCGGCAGATTCTCATAGAGTTGGGCCTAGGTGTTATTGCTGTAGAGGAAGCTGTAGCCTTAGCCCACACTTCTCAGCAAGATACCGACTCCTCCCCGATCCAACTCGCCCGAACTTCCGGTCACGGTATCGGCAAGTCCGCATTGGTCAGTTGGATTCTCGATTGGGCGCAATCCACAATGGAGGATACTAAAGGCGTCGTTACCGCGAACACCGAGAATCAGCTTAAGACAAAAACGTGGGCGGAACTCGCAAAATGGCACCGACTTTCCCTCACCAAGGGGCTGTTCCGTATGACCGCTACTGCGCGGTTTAGCATCGACCCCGACCATGAGAAAACTTGGCGTATCGACATGGTGCCATGGAGTGAGAAGAACATGGAAGCCTTCGCGGGGCTGCATAACAAAGGTCGCCGCATCATCATAATCTTTGACGAAGCCTCCGCCATTGCCGATCCTATTTGGGAAACTACCGAGGGTGCGCTCACCGATAAGAACACCCAAATCATCTGGTGTGCTTTTGGCAACCCTACGAAAAACTCCGGGCGCTTCCGTGAGTGCTTTGAGGGGGGTAAATTTGCTCACCGTTGGTCCTCAATGGCAATTGACGCAAGGGACGTTTCGATCACCAACAAGCGGCAGATCGAAGACTGGATCACCGACTACGGCGAGGACCATGACTTTGTTCGTGTTCGCGTCCGAGGGCAGTTTCCGCGAATTGATGCGAGTAGTTTCATTTCTCTCGAACTTGCCCGCGAGGCTACTCTGCGGGAGGTGCCCGAACACAATTCGGCTCCAGTGGTTCTCGGTGTAGATGTGGCACGATTTGGCGACGACGCCTCGGTTATTTATTTCCGCCGTGGTCGTGACGGGCGCACCATCGCCCCTCGCATTTATCGTGGCCTTTCCACCATTCAACTTACCAATCGCGTGTTCGACGCGTATATGGAAACGAATGCCGTGTCAGTTTTTGTAGATGGCGGCGGAGTAGGCGGCGGGGTAGTGGATCAACTCCAGTCACTCGGCGTTCCCGTGACCGAAGTAACCTTCGGTGCGAAATCGGACAACTCCGACCCGAACGACGCTCTTGCAAAATACCTCAATAAGCGCGCAGAAATCTGGGGGGCCATGCGCGCTTGGCTCGCCAAGGGCTGCATCGTCGATAGCACCCCTATGACGGAAGTTCCCTTCCCTATTGAACTTTCCGGCCCGACCTTCACCTATTCCCGTGAGGACTACCTTCAACTCGAGTCTAAGAAGGACTTACGCCGTCGAGGTATTCCTTCTCCCGACCTCGCCGATGCCCTCGCCTGCACTTTCGCCTACGCCAGCCTTGATGTGGAAACTACGGGCAACGCGGAATTCTACTCTAACGAACATCCCATTTATGGAAAGGCTATGAATTATGCCTAAAGCCCCGAAGATAGTTCCTCCGCCGAATTCCCCAACTTCCGCTAGTTTCCTCACCCGTGGAGGCTTTCGTGTTGCGGGTATGGGTCAGCGTCCGAATAAACTTCTCAATCCCATTATTGGCTTTCCGCAGAGTTCTGTCGGCCAGCCCTCACTTCTCGGAGGCGTGTGATGGCCCGAGTCGGCCCAGCCAATCTTGAGATAGCGCGGAAACACAAGCGCATCCTCTCCGCAATGGACACGGAACGCCAAAACTGGTTCCCTCATTGGCGGGAAATTTCCGATTATTTTCTCCCCCGCCGATACCCTTGGCTTATGACCCAACGGGAAGTTCGCACCGCGGATAGACGAAACCACAAACTCCTCGACTCCACCTCCACCCTTGCGGTGCGCACTCTCGCTTCGGGGATGATGAACGGTATCACTTCTCCTTCCCGCCCTTGGGTGCGCTTGCGCCTAGCTGGCTTTGACGAGGCGAGCACCTCTCGTGACGCAAACATCTGGACTGATGAAACTCTTCGCCGCATCATGTTAATTCTTTCCGAAAGCAATTTCTATAATTCCATGGCTGTGCTTTACCTCGAATGGTGCACCTTTGGCACCGCTTCTATGGCAATCTACGAGGATTTCAACGACGTTTTGCGGTGCTATAACTATCCCCTCGGCGAGTTCTACATAACCCAAGACGAAACCCAACGGGTAAATCGCCATGGGCGAAGATTTGTCAAAACTGTCGAGCAACTCGTCGGTGATTTCGGTGAGGATGCGCTTAGTGAAAACACCCGCCAGTTATTCAAGTCCGGCGGGGAAAATTTGCTCAAGGAAATCGAAATTGCCCATTTGATTGAGGTGAACCCGAACGATTCCCTTCTTTCGGCCCCGTCGAAATGGCGCGAATGCTTCTGGGAAGTTGGCGCCACTGAGGGGGAATACCTCGCCGTCCGTCCGCTGTATGAATGGCCTACCATTACTCCTCGCTGGGAACTTCTGGGTGACGACAGTTACGGCACCTCCCCCGCCATGGACGCTCTTAGCGACGTTCGTCAGTTACAGGAGATGCTTCTCCAACGTGCCAGTGGGTTGGCAAAAATGGTCAGCCCTCCGCTGATTGTTGATCAACAACTGCGCAATCGTCCGAAAGCCCTCGGTGCAAATGGGATTACCTATGCCGCTACGGCTTCGCAAAACTTTGGTGCCAAAGAAGCCTATCGTGTGCAGCTTCCCTTTGGTGAGTTAGCCCGCGACATCGAACAGTTGCAAAGTCGCATTCGGGAAACTTGCCATAATCACCTATTCAATATGATCTCGCAATTGGAAACGGTTCGTAGCGCCACGGAAATCGACGCTAGGCGGGAGGAGAAGTTGATCCACCTCGGCCCTGTCCTCGAGCGCTTCTACAACGAGGGCCTCGACCCCGCACTGAAGCGTGTTTTTGGCATCGCCCAGCGGGCGGGATTGTTGCCCGAACCACCCGTCCAGTTGGTCGATACCGAAATCGAAGTCCAGTATGTAAGCATCCTCTCCGATGCTCAGAAGGCCTCTGGCAATATTGCCATTGAACGCTTCCTGCAGGTAGCAGGCCAACTCCTCGGGGCTTACCCGGAAGTCCACAGTGTTCCGAATGTAGAGGAACTTCTCCGCGACTACGCCGAAAACATCGGCATCAAACCAAAGGGGATGAATAGCCGTGAAGAAGTTGCTGCCGTTGCTCGGGCCGACGCTCAGCAACAAGCACTTTCTCAAACGGCGGCTATCGGTGGACAGTTGGCGCAAGGCGCAAAAGTGCTTAGTGAGGCCGACCTTGGTGGTGGGCAAAATGCCTTGCAGGCGCTGACGCAATAGGGGGCTTGCATGGATTTTGTAAACATGTTATCCTGCGGGGAGGAAGGGGATAGAGTATGGCCGCGAAACTGAAGACTGCAGAAGATTGGGCCGAGTATGACATCTCCCGAATGCGGGAAGCGGTAAATGAAATTGCCCATTCCGTCAATCTCCGCTTCCTTGTCCGTAGTTTGTTAAATTCTCTTGGGATAACCACTACCCCCTACTCATGTAATAAATTTGAGATGGCCCGGCTTTGTGGTCGCCATGAAGCGGGAATGGAACTTATCTCCACCATACTCGAATACGCTCCGCCCCTATACCCCGCACTGATTCTGGAGGATCAAAATGAACAATCCGATCGCGCTGATGCGCAATAACATCGTTTGGCAAGCTGCTGGGGAAACCGGCGCCGCCGTTGCCGAACCCAAAGTCGCTGAGCCTAAAGCTGAGGCGGCTCCTGTCGAAGCCCCTTCCGAGTCCCTTCTTGGCGTTGCGGGTGCGCCGGAGAAGGTGGGCGGTGAGCCAACCGTAGTGTCTCCTGTTACGGCAGAGTTCACCGCCCTGCAACCCGATGCAATTAAAGCCCCTGAGGGGGTAGAATTGGTGCCGGAAACCGTCGAGGCTTTCCTGACCATTATGAATGACCAAGCCCTGTCCCGCGCAGAGCTTGCACAAAAACTGGTTGACTTGCAAGTTTCCGAGTCCCTTAAAGCCAATGAGGCTGCAACTGTTGCGGCGCAGACGCTATGGACTGAAACTCAAGCCCAGTGGCAGAAGGACGCCAAGGCACTCCCCGATATTGGCGGAGACAAATTGCCCGAAACGCTTTCTACCATCAAGCGAGGTCTTGACGTAATCGGCGCCGACAAGGCGTTCTATGAAGCTATGGACCTCACCGGCGCAGGCAATCATCCTGCTATCATCCGCGTTTTGTTCGCGGCAACTAAAGGCCTCGTCGAAGGTGCCCCGATCAGCGGCACCCCTCCGAAAGGCGCCCTCTCACAAGCCGATAAACTTTTCGGCGGCATTAAGGAGTAAACTATGGCCACTCTTGGCACAACGAATCCCACTCTACTCGACGTTACTAAGGCCATGGCGCCGGATGGTAGCATCGATGTAGTGGCGGAAATCTTGAAAGAGACTAACGAAATCCTCGATGATATGACTGTTATCGAGGGCAACCTCCCCACGGGACATCGATCGACTATTCGGACTGGCTACCCGACTCCTACGTGGCGGCAATACTATGGAACGGTGCAGCCGACCAAATCGACTCGGGCGCAGATTACTGATTCCTGCGGAATGCTGGAAGCATACGCGGAAATCGACAAAGCCCTTGCTGACCTTAACGGCAACACCGCTGCCTACCGTTTGAGCGAGGATCGCGCCTTCATCGCGGGTATGTCGCAGGAAATGGCGGCTACTTTGTTCACTGGCGATGAGTCGCTCGCCCCGGAAAAGTTTACCGGGTTCAACAAGCGGTTCAACCTTCTGTCCGCGGAAAATGGCCAGAATATTATCGACGCGGGCGGGATCGGCACCGATAATACTTCGATCTGGCTAGTTGGCTGGGGACCGAATACCGTCCACGGTATCTACCCGAAGGGTTCGGTCGCCGGGCTGCAAATGACGGACAAGGGTCAAGTTACCATCACCAGTTCGGCCGGTAACTACGAAGGTTATCGTTCCCACTATCGTTGGGACTTGGGCCTCACTGTTCGGGACTGGCGGTTCGTGGTGCGAATTGCAAACATCGACCGGAGTGCCCTGACTGCTGACGCGGCTACCGGCGCGAACTTGCCGGAACTGATGTTTGAGGCTGAGGAATTGATTCCGAACCTCTCCGGTGCGCGCTTCGCCTACTACATGGACCGGAGCGTTCGGACCAAAGTCCGGCAGCAAGCGGCAGCGGGCTTGGCCAGTTCCACCTTGCAATGGGAAGATGTTGGGGGCCGTCAGACGCTTATGTCCCCCTCGGGCTTCCCGATGCGCCGGGTGGATGCTTTGGCCGTTGACGAAGCGCGTATCGTTTAATTGTAGGGCCGTTTGACCCTACTTCCCTCAACCTCAAAGGAGACTTTCTCCATGATCACTGATAGTCTTAATACCTTCGCCAAATCTGTGGCGCTCAACACAGGGGCGGCGGGAAACTACCTCGTCGGCGATGTGATTGACCTGCAGAATGTGCGGGATTTGGGCCAGGGCAACCCCCTGTATCTCGTAATCCAAGTGGATACGGCGGCCACTTCTGGGGGCGCAGCTACTGCGTCGTTCTCCCTCGTCTCGGATGCTCAGGCGGCAATTGCCACGGATGGTAGTGCCTCGGTGCATATCACTTCTCCGGTGTTCGCCAAAGCCGATATGACCGCCGGGAAGTCCATCTTAGTCGCCACTTTGCCACGCGAAGGGACGGCTTATGAACGCTATCTCGGCATTCTGCAAACTACCGCAGTTGCTGCTTTCACCGCTGGGAAGATCGACGCATTCTTGACGATGGACCCTGCGGGCTGGAAAGCCTATCCTGATGGTAACAACTAATGCTTGAGGAAGAACTTCTCCAGTATCAGCTTCGCCGTCGATACTGGGATGGAATGAGGATGCATACTGTCGGTGACATCCTGTCCTTCCCGAAAGGCGGCGCACCAAGTTCTGCGAAACTGGTGGAAAGCGATAAATCGGCCGGGAAGCCGGCTGCCGCCAAGACCACGAAGTAACTAGGGGTTAATGATGGTAAGTAGCGTAGTAACTGTTTGGAACCTTGCGCTATCCGCCATTGGGTCTCGTGGCAGTATTTCCTTGGAAACGGAAACTGGCCGGGAGGCTGACCTTTGTCGGCTTTGGCTCCCTCTCGTTCGCGATAGTGTGCTTAAAGCCGCCTCGTGGCCTTCAACTAAAAGTTACGCTCGGCTGGCGGTGTTGGCCGAGCGCGATACGGGTGTAGATTGGGTCATCACCGACCCCGCCCCTACTTGGCGTTTTGTATATGCCGCTCCCTCAGATATGCTCGCCCCAAGAAATCTTGTCAGCTACGCTCGTTTTACCGCCGGTCTCTGGGAAACTCAACGTGCAATTTTCACGGATGAGGAAAATACCATTTTGCATTATACCTCTTTGCAAACTGATGTAACTCTGTGGGATGCAGGTTTGACTACCGCTATTGTGTATTCCCTCGCTGCAGCATTGGCGCTCCCGTTGACGGGTAAGACTACCCTCGCGGAGAAAATGCGCGAACGGGCGACAGAAGCAGTGCTCCTCGCACAGACTGAGGTTGCTAACGAAAGTGATGAAAACTATGCTCAATTGCCCTCCTGGATAGATGTTCGGGGGTTCGACTCTCTCCCCATTGGTGCGCGGTTTATCTGGCCTTATGAATCCTTCTCCGCAATAGGCGCATAATGCCAATTCAGCAAAAAACTAATTACGCTTTTGTGGCTGGGGAAGTTAGTCCAGATTTCTATGGTCGCACGGACTTGACGAAATACGACCTCGGCCTGCAGTTATCCTATAATTTCTTCGTCAACACTCAGGGCGGTGTCTCATCTCGCGCTGGAACAGAATTTTGCGCGCCCATTGAAGCCGACAGCAAACCGGTGAAGCTATTTCGCTTTCGCGCGACGACAGATGACTATTTCCTTCTCTTTGGCGACGGGTATTGCAGGCCTTTTCGTAACGGCGGCTACTTGCAGCATCCAACACAAGTTATCACTAACATTGTGGGGAATACTGTAACCGTTGCCGGACACGGCTACACCTCTGGCGATTGGGTATTTATTTCCGATGTTGTCGGGGCGACGGAATTTAACTCCCGTTATTTTGAAATCACCGTGACCGACGTAAATACCTTCACCCTTGCATTGCCGAATGGCTTAGTTTTGGATTATTCCAGCTACAGCGCCTATATTTCCGGTGGTGCGGTGTCAAAGATTGTCCGAATAAGCACCCCCTATGCCGCTGCCGACCTGCCTGGCCTGTCCGCCGAGCAACAATATAATGATATTGTGCTAACGAATCTTTCCTACCCTCGGCAGCGATTGAGTTACGTCTCGGATACGAATTGGACTCTTTCAGCAATTATTTCTAGCGGCGCACTTTCCGCGCCGACGGGCCTCATGTTAACCCCAAGTGCCGCCGGAACTGCCGGTGTAGCTTTTGCTGTTACCGCCATTGTTGACGGGAAGGAAACAGTCGCCTCCGCTTATGCGATTACTGAGACTACAATCAATTACGGCACTACCGCAGGCTCGATGAAAATTACTTGGGACGCGTTAGTTGGCGCTTCGGAATACTACATCTATCGTTCTCTGCTCCTGCCCATTGGTGCGGACATTACCCTCGCGCAAGAACTTGGCTACCTTGGGCATAGTTTCGGCCCGCAATTCGTTGACACAAATATCACGCCCGATTTTACTAAAACTCCTCCAATTTACTATAACCCCTTTGCGAATAGCACAATCGAGCGAGTAGAGGTTACTGCGCTTGGAAGTGGGTATGCGAAATCTGCTACGGTGGTTATTACCGATCCTACTGGATCAGGGTTCGACGGTTATCCGGTAGTGAACGCCGCTGGGGAAATCGTTTCTGTTGTAGTGGTAGACGGGGGGAATGACTATTCCGCCCCAGTAGTTTCCTTCACCGGCGGAGGAACTTTAGCTACCGCAACGGCAACGATTGGCGCAGCTTCCGGTAATAATCCTCGCGTCTTTAAGATATTCCAACAACGTGGAATTTACGCTGGGACGGATAATCTCCCCATGACTATCTTTGCTTCGCGCCCCGGTGAACTGGATAACATGGACGCAAGTTCCATCCTCAACGCCGGGGATGGATATGAATTTACTATTGACTCGGCGGAGATTAAACCAATCCTGCACCTGCTCGCGCTTCGTTTCGGTCTATTGATCTTTACTGAGAACTCTGTAACGCTTCTTCGAGCGGAGGAGGGCAAAGCCGTCTCAGGGGTGAACGCTATCGCTGAACCGCAGGCTTATCGGGGTGCAGGGGAAGCTGCGCCTATAGCGATCGACCTTGATGTAGTTTTCGCTCGCAATAAGGGCAGTTCCGTCAACGCGATGCTTTATACCGAATACACCAATACCTTTAAACTCCAAGACCTTTCCGTGTTGTCTAATCACCTTTTCCGCGAGGGGAGACGTGTTACGCGTTTCGCATGGGTAGAGGAACCACATAAGTTGCTCTATTGCCTACGGGAGGATGGAGCGTTGGTTACAGTTACCTATGATCGGGAGCAGGAAGTTTTCGGCTGGGCGCAACATTGGACGCAGGGGTTGTTTACTGATTGTTGCGCAGGCACGGAAAATGGGAATGACGTGCTGTATCTGACTGTGAAACGCAAACTTAATGGTGTTTGGGTTCAAGTAATTGAGCGAGTAAAATCCCGTGAACACGCACTTCTTGAGAATTTCTGGTGTGTTGACTGCGGATTGGAGTATCCTCTCACCGAACCAAATGCTACGTTAACCCCCTCCGCTATCACTGGAGCGGATGTAAGTTTAACTACCAGCATCGGAGTTTTTTCCGCCGGCAATGTCGGAGATATAGTTTACTTCGGCGGCGGAAAGGCGGAAGTTTCCACCTATGTTTCCTCTACGGAAGTTAAGGTAACTTTCCTACGGGATATGACATTAATCGTGCCGGAAACTGATGACATTCCGCAGGAAATTCCCTCCGGTGAATGGCAAATTGGCACACCGATTACAGAGATTTCTGGGCTATGGCACCTTGAAGGCGAGAAAGTCTCTGTGCTCGCGGATGGGGATGCTTTTCTTGCCCAGACTGTGGCGAATGGAAAAGTTACCCTGACTCAACCTGTGACTAAAATTAAAGTTGGCCTAGGATATAGTTGTCGGGGGAAAAGCTTGCCAGTTACCCTGCGCACTGTTCAAAGTGATGGTAGGCGGAAGGACATAATTGGTGCCGCCGTTAGAGTGCGGAACACTCGTGGGCTGGCCTTCGGCACGGACTTCGTCCATATGGTTGAAATGAAGGATCGCTCGGATGAAGATTGGGGAGAAGAACTAGCCTTGCGCCAAGATATGAGTTACATTCCGATAAATGGCGCTTGGGATACGGAGGGAGCTATCTGTTTCGAACAACGGTATCCACTCCCAGCAACTATTCTCAGTCTAGTGTATGACGTTAATCTAGGAGA